CGGTTAATGTCATTCAATGGCTAAGCACAGCGCCGGCAGCGCCTAACATAGCAGGTATTCCAAAAGTAGACTCACTACATATAAACGGTGGACGGGTTTATGGTAACGGAACCAATATTCCGTGGGGGGCAGAATAAATGGGGGCGTGGGCGACTGGCGCTTGGGCTACTGGCGCATGGGCTAGTGGTGCATGGGAAGAAGATTTAGTTTTATCTGTTCAATCAGTATCACAAAGTAACGCCATAACAGCGCCGGCATTTATTCAGCACTATTCGTTAGTTGCAAATAACTTAAATCAAAGCCAACAAATAGAAAGCGCACTTTTAGAAGTTTCAGGATCATTAGCGGTTAGCTCTATAAATCAATCTGCCATTATTGAACAGCCCCTTTTAAACCAGATAAACGCTTTAATATCACAAAACATACAACAACAACAAACAGCAGAAGCACCGATTTTATCTATATTAGGTCAGTTGTTGCCCGCAGGAATAACGCAATCTCAATTATTGCAAGCAGCACTATTAACGCAACACAATCAGCTTTTATGCAATGACCTTATACAAGCCTCAAGCCTTGAAAATATAACTTTAGATATTGGCCAGAATTTAACGTCATTAGGCATAAATCAAGGGCAAATAGCGGAAAGCCCAAGTCTAAGTGCACTTAACATGATTTCAGTAGATTCAATCACCCAGGCTCAACTAATCGATGCTGTAAATTTTGGCGGTGCAATTATTGGATACTTAAATGGCAGGATAATCATTTTCAGTTCAATAAATGGCGCACCCGCAATCAATTAAAAACTAACCTGATACATGCAAAAAACTACTTTTCATTGAGGCTTTAAAAAATGGCTAAGTTTATCCCGGATGCATTAATAGATTTACAACTCGACGTGAATGCAGGCGACAATGTACACGTCTGCTCGGCTCAACCTACCACCTATGCCGAAGCGGCGACGACCTACAATCTAGCGACTCAAGCTGTAACGGGCGCTAATTATACGAAGGCGAACGGCGACACAAACGGCAGGAAAAACACGGTAGCAGCACCGGCGGGCACCAGCATCGACTCGACAGGAACGGCTAACCATGTCGCAGTAACCAACGGAACTGAATTGCGCTTAGTAACGCTTTGCGCAGATCAAGCACTGACAAGCGGGGGCACTGTTGATATAGGCGCTTTCGCTCATGAAATTTCGGACGCCTCTTAAGGATTATAACCAATGACAAGCGACACAAACAAAAAGCGAATTGAAGTCACAGAGGAAACCGGCATTAAATTTGGGCGCACGTCTTTAGCGTTTGAAGATGTTGTTTCTATTGATACAGAGCTCGCAAATACCTTTATTAGTTATGGTTGGGCTAAGTGCGTAGGGACTGGCGAACAAGGCGAACGCAAGCCCGGCGCGGTTAAAATCGAAGTTGAATCAGTCGTTCAGAAGTTGGCGAGCTTATGACAGCGAAGCATTATATTTATCTAGCCAACTCCACGACAGTTAAGCTTGAAGGTTTAGAAAGCTCTGTAGATGCTAGTTATGTAAATGATGCAACGGTAGAAATGACAATCAAAGACGCGCAAGGCAATAACGTGGCGGGTGAGACTTGGCCGCTATCAATGGTCTATGTGACAGCCAGCAATGGCAACTACTTAGGGGAAGTATCACACGCCTTAGCTTTAGTAGATGGCGCGGAGTATAGCGCAAGCATTACGGCCACGGTCCCGGGCGGCTCTAGGGCGGAATGGGTTGAACCATTGGCCGCGCTCATTCGGACAAGAGAAACACAGGCGCTCAAGTGGTGGCCGAAATAAAAAGGTACTCCCGAGGGGGGTGCCCCACTAAGGGTGCGCAGATGCTCGGCTTTTCACTTCATATGAGATTTTTACAGAGCAAGGTTGTTGTTTAAATGTCGTTTATTCCCGTAGCTGATAAAATCGCCCTCGGATGGATCAATAAAACCGGCATGTCTGCCAGCCTCGGTATTAGCGTTCAAGCCTTTGATAAATGGGGGGTTCAGCCAGTCGCCCGCGTTGGTCGATCTGTCTATTTTACTGCCTATGATGTAATGAATAATCGAAAGCAAAAGGATGCAGCAAAGCAACAACCAACGCATGAAGAAGAAGAAGATTTTAGCGAAGGTCTTGAGTTTGAACGTTATCGCTTAACAAAAGCACAAGCCGACAACATGGAAATTAAGAACGAAATAGCCAAAGGACAAACGGCACCTATTGAGATTATACAATTAGTGCTTTCCAGAATATCAGGAGAGGCGGCGGCGGAGCTTGACAGCATACCGTTAAATTTAAAGCGCAAGCATCCAGACATAAGCAATCAACTAATCGAAGATGTAAAACGGCATTGTGTGAAAGCTCAGAACGCTATTGCTGAATGCGGTGAAGTTTTGGATGGCGTATTAGATGACTTTCTTACTGACTCAGACACAGCTTAAAAATATAAAGAAAGCTGTTCGACAGGGTACTAGGTCATTTATTCGCCCTGAACCTATGGGGCTTGCAGCTTGGGCCGACGAAAATTTTTATCTCAGCACTGAATCATCTTATGCGCCGGGGCGCTGGCATTCGTTAGAGTTTCAAGTTGCGATACTAAACGCCATTGGCCATGACGACATAAGAACAGTCAACTTTATAAAGTCGGCGCGCGTTGGCTATTCGCAAATGATACGTGCGGCGGTTGGTTACTTCGCAGAACACAAAACAAGAAACCAGCTTTTGTTTCAACCAACAGACGCGGCGGCGGCGGGCTTTATGAAAGCCCACTTAGAAACAATGATTCGAGATGTGCCGGTGGTTAAGGCTTTAGCTCCTTGGATCGGAAAGAAGCATAGAGACAACACTCTAGACACAAAACGCTTTAGCAACGGAAAACAGTTGTGGTGTTTCGGCGGTGCGGCCGCAAAGAACTACAGAGAAAAGTCTGTTGATGTTGTTTACTACGATGAGCTAGCAGGCTTTGACGCAGATATAGAAAAAGAAGGATCGCCAACTTCTCTCGGCGATAAAAGGATTGAAGGATCAGTTTTCCCTAAATCGGTCAGAGGCTCAACCCCCAAAATTCTAGGCGCTTGCCAAATATCTAAAGCGGCGGCAGAGGCAGACTTTACTTTAAGTTTTCATATTCCTTGCCCGCATTGCGACCACTTCCAAGTTTTAGAGTGGGGCGGCAAAGATTGCAATCACGGGTTTAAGTGGTTTGATGACAATCCAAAAACAGTCAGGTATGGCTGCATTAAATGCGGGGCGTTATCCGAGCAGCGCGACTTGATGCCCACTTTTAAAAAAGGCGTTTGGCGCTTTGAAGAGTTTTGGACAAAAGACGGTTTAACGTATTACGAAGGGAATAAAAAGATCGACCCGCCTGAAGCGGTAACGTTTCATATTTGGACGGCTTATAGCCCTTTTACAACTTGGGTACGAATCGTTCAAGATTTTATGAAAGCCAAGCAAGATCAAATCGCGCTTAAGTCTTTTATTAATACAACGCTCGGCGAATGTTGGGACGATACAGAAGGTGACAAGCTAGAGCCAAACGCGCTGTATTTAAGAAGAGAATTTTATACCCATCAAGTCCCGATTGAAAATTGCATTATTACGGCAGCGGTGGACGTTCAGGACGACAGATTAGAAATTGAAGTTGAAGCTTGGACAAAAGGCGAAGAACAGTATTCGATTTCTTATGATCGACTATACGGCGACTTATCACGCTCTGAAATATGGGAAGCGCTCGCGAGGCATTTAAGGCAGCAATACAAAACCCCGAGCGGCGCACTATTAGACATTAGAATAGCTTTGATAGATTCGGGAGGACATTACACGGATGAAGTTTATAACTTCTCTAAGCGGTACGGAATACAGCGATTTATTCCAATAAAAGGTCACTCAGTAATGGGCAAACCTATTGTTGATTTTCCAAGAAAGCGAAGCAAAAAAGGCGTGTATCTAACCATGATTGGTACAGATACAGCGAAAGAAATTATCACAAGTCGTTTATTGATTGGTAATACCGGCCCCGGCTTTATTCACTTCCCTCATAATGATCAATTTGATGAAACCTATTTTAAGCACTTAACAAATGAAAGGAAGGTTTCAAAGATCGTTAAGGGCCGAAGGGTAATAGTTTGGGATGCTGGCGGCAGGCGACAAGAGCCTTTCGATTTAAAAGTTTATAACCTTGCGGGCATTCGATTGCTTCAACAAAACTTTGGAATCAATTTAAACAACTACAGCGACATAGCAGAAGCGGCAGCGCCCAAACCTAAAAAGAAACAAGCCCCTAAATCTATGATGAATTTGGAGTAATTAAGAAATGTCAAAAGCTCAAGAAATGGTAGATTTCTATATAGATTTAGAAATGAAAGTTGCTTCAAGTAAGTCGACATCATTTAACGGGCGAGTTTATACCCGACAGGACCTACCGGACATTATAAAAGCGCGTGAAGGCTGGGAAAGACGAGTAATTACAGAAAGGAGCGGCGGGGCTTCCCATAGTTTGGTGCGTTTCGTATGAATTTAATTGATAAATTTATTAAGCCTTTTTCTCCACAATGGGCGCTTGCAAGGGCAAAAGCTCGAAGTATTTTGGCGGCATATGAAGCGGCACAACCTAGTAGGACAAGACGCAACCCTTCAGACAATTCGAGCGGCAACAGTGTAACAACTAGGGCCGGAGAACATTTGCGCGGACAAGCTAGACACCTAGAACAGAATCACGACTTATGCCGGGGCGTTTTAAATACATTAGTTTCTAATGTTGTTGGCCCTAACGGTATTGGTATCGAATGCCAGGTCATGGGCACAGACGGCAAACTACATAAAGAATTTTCAAGAGAGCTTCAAAAGCTTTTTAAAAATTGGTCACGCAAACCAGAAACAACACACCAATATTCTTGGTCAAAAACCCAAAGAATGATTGCGCGGGCTTGGTTGCGAGATGGTGAAGCGATAAGTAAATCAATTAGCGGCTATGTAACAAACCTAGACCACGGAACTCTGGTACCTTATTCTATCGAACTGCTAGAAGTTGACCATATTGCCGACATTTCTATTGGAAGTTTGACGATTCAAGGCATAGAGCACAACGAGTGGGGACAGCCTCGGTTTTTTTACTTATACGATGAAAACCCAAACGATAATAATACATATACGCGCAAAACAAGAAAGGTAAGCGCGTCAATTATAGATCATGTAAAATTTACAGATAGATTGAGACAGGCTCGCGGCGTTTCAATTTTTGCCTCAGTACTTAATCGATTAAACGATTTAAAAGACTATGAAGATAGCGAGCGCATAGCGGCGAAAATTTCTGCATCTATGGCGGCATATATTAAAAAAGGCGCGCCCGATCAGTATGGCATGGGCGAGGATGGCGAAGAACGCGAGTTTAACCTAGCCCCCGGTATGATGTGGGATAACCTAAAGCCCGGCGAAGAAGTCGGCACAATCCAAAGCAATCGACCTTCTCAATTATTACTACCTTTTAGAAACGCCATGCTTCGCGCAATCGCGGCGGGTACAGGATCGGGTTATAGTTCAATATCTAAAAGCTATGACGGTACTTACTCAGCACAACGACAGGAGCTCGTTGAACAGTGGATTCAATACGCAGTTTTATCTGATGAATTTATCCAACAATTTGTAGAACCTACTTACATGCGCTTTGTAGAAATGGCCGTTGCATCTGGCCAAATCAAAGTCCCTAAAGATGTAGATAGAAAAACGCTATTTGATGCGGATTACTTAACACCGTCAATGCCCTGGATTGACCCAAAGAAAGAGGCCGACGGTTTTCAGCGACTAATAAACATGAAGATCACAAGCCCGCAAAAAGTAATTAGAAAGCGAGGCGACAACCCAACAGACGTACTCGATCAAAACGAGCTTTGGCAAAAAGAGTTAGAGCAAAGAGGCTTGCAGCCAGACGATCCGGCAAAGCAAACGAAACCAACAGAAACAAAACAACCCGCTAAGGCGGGTTTTTTAATGCCCGGAGAAAATAACAATGACAAATAAGACATGGTTTGAAATTAAAGCTATGGGCAGTAGTGCTGAAATTAGCATCTATGACGAAATAGGCGGCTGGGGTGTATCGGCTAAAGATTTCATGTACAGCCTAAAAGAAGCGGGAGCACTAACTGATATTACTTTGCGCATAAATTCCCCTGGCGGCTCTGTCTTTGATGGCATGGCTATCTATAACCAGTTAGTCGCACACAAAGCGCAAGTAACTGTTCATATTGACGGGCTGGCGGCTTCAATGGCTTCAGTTATTGCTATGGCTGGTGACCTTATCGTAATGCCTGAAAATGCAATGATGATGATTCACAACCCTTGGATGATTGCGGGCGGCGATGCTGAAGAGCTACGTAATAACGCCGATTTACTCGACAAAATAAAATCAAATATGATCGGCGCTTACGCAAAGCGCACCGGCAAAAGTGAGGACGAAATCAGCGCTATTATGGATGCTGAAACATGGTTTACAGGAAAGGAAGCGGTAGAAAGCGGCTTTGCTGATGAATCACTACAGCCGCTTGATATTGCGGCCAGTATTAAAGGCTTTGATTTAACCAAGTTCAAAAACGCACCCGATAAAATTTTCAAAACCCCGTCTGCAGTGGCAGACACAAAACCCCAAGAGGTCATCATGACAATTAAAAATACAGCCACTTCAACGGTGGATAACAAAAAAGAAATTGATCTAGCAGTAAGCGCGGCGCTAGCTAAAGAGGACTCAAGAAAGGGCGAAATCAAAACAGCTTTTGGTAGTTTTTCTAAAGATCACTCAGAACTATTGAGCGAGTGTTTAATTGATCAAAAAGTAACAGTAGAAGCCGCTCAATCGAAGCTATTAAAAGCAATGGGCGAAGGCGTTAAGCCTACCGGAGCCACACCGGTTATAATTGAAATGGGCAAAACTGGTTCACAGCGCTTTGTTGAAGAAGCTACAGAATCAGTACTTGCTCGCTCTGGCTTCGGTAAAACTGGCTCAGCAAACCCTTTGCGCGGTTTTCGTTTAGATTTGTTAGCGCGTAAAGCGTTAGAGGTGGCAGGGGTTAACTGTTCAGGTATGTCTCCCATGCAAATTGTAGGTGCGGCGTTCACTCAAACTAGCGGTGACTTTCCTTTACTGCTAGAAAACGCAATGCACAAAGTATTGCAAAATGCTTACGCAACTCAAACCGACACCTGGTCACGCTTTTGTGCGATTGGTAGCGTGTCAGATTTTCGCGCCCATAACCGCTATAGAATCGGCAGTTTTGGCAAACTGGATTCACTGAACGAGTCAGGAGAGTTTAAAAATAAAGCTATTCCAGATGGTGAACGATCTCAAATCACAGCAGGCACTAAAGGCAACATTATCAACCTTACTCGTCAAGCCATTATTAATGACGATATGGGCGCGTTTATGAATCTAGCGGCTAACTTTGGTCGTGCAGCTAATAGAACAATTGAAGCCGATGTTTATGCCTTGCTCGCGCTTAACACTGGCTTAGGGCCAATTCTGAGCGACGCAAAAACGCTTTTCCATGCAGACCACAATAACATTGGAGCGGGCGCGGCTATTTCAGTAGCAGCTTTAGAGGCAGAGCGCGTCTTAATGAAGAGCCAAAAAGATGTAAGTGGTAACGATTTCTTAGACTTAAACCCTAGCGTATTGCTTGTACCTACTTCTCAAGCTGGTACAGCTCGGGTTATTAACGAAGCTCAATATGACCCAGACACAGCAAGCAAACTCCAAAGACCTAACATGGTTAACGGTTTGTATTCTGATATTGTGGACACAGCGAGACTAGCTGGTACGCGCCGGTATTCGTTCGCCAACCCAGGTGAAGCCCCAGTTATTGAAGTCGCTTTCTTGAATGGCGATCAAAGCCCCTTCTTAGAAACTGAAAACGGCTTCAGTGTTGACGGGGTACGCTGGAAAGTTCGCATGGATTACGGCGTTGCTGGTATCGATTTTCGCGGCGCAACAACTAACGCAGGCGCTGCATAATTAGGTTACTTAACTAACGCGGGCACTTAATAATTAAGGTAATTAACGACACCTTAATTTTTTAATTTTTTAATTTTTTAATTTTTTAAATAGGTAAAGATCATGGCTGGAAATTATGTTTATTCGGGTGATGTAGTTGATTTCACTCCGGGCGCTGATATTGCGTCGGGTGATGTTGTTATTATCGGACAACAGATTGGCATTGCACTAGCGCCAATTGCAAACGGTGCGACGGGCTCAGTCGCTTTAGGTGGTGTTTTTACGGTGCCTAAAGTGTCAGCGGCGGTTATTGCTCAAGGCGAAAGCGTTATTTATGACCTTTCAGCTTTGGCTTTTGATGACAATGCAGCGACACCGGCAACAGGTGATGTTTCCGGTTGTTGTATTGCT